TGAGCGCAATGACACCATTGACAGCGCACCCAAGATCGACTACACTGTACAATTATCGCCCGAAGGAGAACCAATCTTATGATTCGTACTGATTTAATTGATACTAAGTATCTACACAATGCTATTATAGAAATGATGAACAATGATAACTCCAAACTGGCGACACCACAGCAACAAACAGCCCAAGTACAAGAAACATGTACGCATGATACAGGCAGCAAAAAAACGCACTAAACAATTAATCAAAAAACTTACAGCACAATGACAATCGACATCACCCAACAACTCAACTACTCAGCAGCAGTACGCAAAGCAAAGCCTGACTGGGACGACGACAAAGTAAGAATGGCAGCCGAATACCTTGTCTTGTACATGGACGTAAGGCTTAAGCCATACAAAGTATTAGAAAAACTAGAAGAGTTCGACAAGAACGGAGGCTTTCTATACTAATGGAATACCACGACCTCATGCGACAAACGGAAGAGCACAACAAAAAGCTACACCGTACCAAGGACGTCAACATTGCTGACATACTCACGTGGGAAGATAGAGACGCAATCGCTAAGATTGTAGACAATCGTGTTGCCAAGGAATACGGCGACATGTTCCCATTCAAGTGGCAATTCTCTTGCAGTGGTCACTTTATCTGCTAATTCACACACACATTCGCATGGACACCTACAAAATAGACTATTGCATTCCTGACAAGCCAAAGGAGTGCTCTTATATGTTTACTCAGGCTGTCTCTGACGAAGATGCAGCCTATTACGGCTTAGATTGGGCAGCAATCCATGGCTACAAACTTAAAAACGTTACAAAAATTAAGGTAAGAGGACGATGAAACGTAGAAAGTACTATCCTAATAACTGGCAGGCTATCAAGGACACACCGGCTAAATGGTTTCCACCACTAGAATATGAAGAACTAGAAGAGTGGAAGGTCCATGGCTATGTGTTACCTAGTTCCATCTTCGGTATTATCCGTAGCGAAGACTTGCAGACTGGTGTCATTGAAGAGTACACATACAAGTCTGAGTATCAGGCTAGAGAACGTGTAAAGAAAGAAATGACACACGGACGCAAAATAACGCTGTGCACCATGGAAGGTGTATGGCATGTAAAACCTTTAATTGATTTCAACACCCCATGAGCGAAGAAACATTCCAACGTAGGTACGAACAGTTACTTACACTTGTGGTAAACCACCCACATAAAGAAGAATTAATTGCTATAATGCAAGAGCAAGTCTTAGACGACGACAATTAAATGCTAACACAACAACAGATCGACGAGCAACAAGCGTTCGAGCGTAGACAAATACAAGGGGGACTGGACAAACTTCACAAGAACACAGACAAACTAGAAGAACAAACATACGCCAGTGCCACAGTTTATGGCTCTTCATGTGTAACGGGAATCATGCCCGATCTAATTGTATACATAGATGAAAAGAAGGAAAAGTACAAGACATGCGCCGGCAGAGATGCCATCGTTGTAGCTAAGTACATCATACCCGTACAGACAGAGATACAGGCTTTGCTTACATGCAAGGTAGTATTCGATCATGTCTTTGCGCCACGACAGAATAAGCAAGCGATCACGGCTACTGCGTTAGCTGTTGGCTCTGCCTGCGAAGCTGAGTGCCAGATGAACTACTACGAAAGAGAAGCGCCTGCACTACTAGCCACCCTCAAGAAAAATTATTGGCATCAAGCCAAAGGTACAGAGTACAAGCGTAAGTGCATACAAACACTTATGCATAAACAAAACATCACACCATGGGTAGCGTGGGATAGAAACACCAAGATAAAGATAGGCACGTGGCTTATCGACTGCCTATGTGAAGTGTCTGGTTGGTTTGTAAAAGAGCTAGTGCGTAATGGTAGAAAAACTATAAACATACTAAGTCCTTCAGAAAAACTTATCAAACACAAAGATGAAATCATGCGAATGGCTGAAATGTTCAGCCCACTTGCTAAGCCTATGCTTATCCCTCCACGTAATTGGCACGCTTTACAAGACGGCGGTTATTACCTAAATGACCTAACAAGATGTCATCAATTCATACGAAGGAGCGATGGCGTCCTTATACAGGGGGAAATTCCTTATAACTTTATTAACCGTATTCAACAGGTAAAATACAAGTTAAACCCCTATATAGTTAAGGTAGCGGAGGAGTTAGAAGTTAGAGGTATTAGCGTAGGAAAGTTTAAACCTATAACTCACCACGAGGTACCACCTAAGCCATCTGACATTGACACAAATGTCGAAGCGCGTAAGGAATGGAAACGTGGTAAAACCAATGCAATGAACCTTCAGGCTGCGGAAGTGCGTAAGTCCTGCCGTACACGTATGACTATGAATTGTGTACGAGAGTTCAAGGACGCAGACTTCTTTATCCCTTGGTCGTTTGACTACAGAGGTAGAGTGTATCCTATACCAGCATTCCTAACACCACAAGACACAGACTTTGGAAAAAGTTTATTGTTGTTTAGTAAAGGTGCTAAAATAAATGCACAGGGTATGAAGTGGATTAAGTTTCATCTTGCCACTACCTACGGACTTGATAAAGCTACAATGGAAGAGCGTATCGCATGGATAGATAAACCAGAGAACTATAATTTAGTTACTCGTGTGTTCTACAATCCTATCGACAACATTGCTGACTGGGAAAATGCAGACGAGCCTTGGCAATTCTTGGCTGCCTGCTGTGAGTTCTGCGAGCTACACTTTGAGCATCGCTTTCACACACATCTGCCCGTCGCAATCGACGCTACTTGCAGTGGCTTACAAATCTTAGCCGGACTAGCTAAGGACAAATCGACAGCAAAAATTGTAAATGTGGTCGGCTCAAACAAACCACAAGACGCCTATAAACTTATCGCAGAAACAAGCGTAGACCACATACCTGAAAGACTTAGACCATATTGGGATAGGAAAGTAACCAAGCGTTGTGTTATGACCATACCTTACAATGCCAAGCCTTTCAGTAACAGATCGTACATCAGAGATGCATTTACAGAAAAAGGTGTAGAAGTTGACAAAGAAGAACTAACACAATGTGTAAAGGCTGTCAGGGACGCCATGAATATCGTCGTTCCCGGACCGATGCAAGTAATGAAATGGATAGAGACTGAAATCTCACGTGCCATCAGATCAGGTGCACCAGAAATTAGATGGACAACACCATCTGGATTTCCTGTTGTACAACGTTTGATGAAACACGACAGACCTCTAAAAATAAAAACACAATTAATGGGACGATGTGAAATCAACGTCCAAGGTGCAGAGATAGGCGTAGACTTAAAACATCACAAGAACGCCACAGCTCCTAATCTTATTCATTCACTTGACGCCTCGCTGCTACATTTTGCAGCAAGTCAATTTGATAAACCAATAGCTCTAATACATGACTCAGTTCTATGTAGAGCTACTGATATGTGTACTCTCTCAACTATTGTACGAGAGACTTACATGCGTCTGTTCGCAGAGCATGAACCACTAACTGACTTTGCCCTAGCAATAGGCGCAGAGACTGAACCACCGATTATCGGAGACCTACATGCGTCCGAGGTAATTGATTCCACTTATTTCTTTTGTTAAATGTCACGTAGTATTCACGTAACTCAAGAGCCAGTAACCCTTGAAGGTTATCAGGCTATATTAAAACCAAGCAAGTTTGGCTATTCACTCAAAGCTATTGTCGGAGAGGAGCTAGTAAACAAACTTGAAGAGGAAAGAACAGACTGCCTTAAGTGGGCAGAGAGCAAGCTCAAGAACCCAAGAAGAGCTACCTTAAAACCAACACCATGGGAAGAGGTATCAAAGGGTAAGTTTACAATTAAGTTCTCATGGTCAGATGACAAGAGACCACCGATTGTAGACACAGAAGGTACACCTGTAAAAGATATGGACACTCCAGTCTATGCAGGCAGTAAAGTTAAGTTAGGTTTTACACAGAAACCTTACATTCTCAGGGACGGTGTAACCTACGGCACATCACTCAAGCTATCTGGAGTACAGATCGTAAGTGTGCAGTCAGAAGTAGGCGTAGACACAGGCGACCTTGATGAACAGGGAGCTGCTGACTTATTTGGCAGTACAGCAGGCTTCAAAACAGCAGAGCCAAATGTAACACCTGATACAACACCTAGCTCAGTAGAGTTAGAAGATGACTTTTAGGTCAGGTCTGGAGGAAAAGGTAGCAGACCTGTTGGTAACATTGGGCGTCGACTATGAATATGAGGAGACGTCCTATCCTTACACGATTGAACATAGCTATACTCCTGACTTTGTGCTACCTAACAATGGAGTAATCCTAGAGGTCAAAGGGTATTGGGACCCACCATCTAGGCGTAAAATAAGACAAGTTATCAAGGACAACCCAACAATAGATCTTCGCATGGTCTTTCAAGACCCATACAAACGTATATCGAAGAAGTCCAAGACAACCTACGCAAAATGGTGCGAGCGTTACAGTATTAAATGGTGCGCTGCGCATTGTATTCCAGTTGATTGGCTGAAATGACAGCAGAGTTTATAAGACATGAGCCATGCGAAGTGTGTGGTTCATCTGATGCTAAGGCAGTATACTCAGACGGAAATACATTTTGTTTTAGTTGCCACAACTTAACACGTGGCGAAGAAGAAGAAACAATTACCACCTTTACAAATGTGCCCCAATTCAAAGGGTCAGCTCAACGACTCAACAAACGTAAGCTCAGTGAGAAAACTTGCGAGCACTACAAAATTTACAGAGACGGAGAACTTCTACGCTTCCCTTATTTCAACAGCAACGGAGTTCTTCAAGGCTTCAAAACGAAGAATAAACTAAAAGAGTTTAAGTATGAAGGGACAAGTACGGACACTTTATTTGGTCAACACCTTATTCCTTCTACGGGCAAATCTATTATTGTTTATGAAGGCGAACTGGATGCAGCCTCGGGCTGGGAAGCCTACCCAAATTGGCCACACGTCTCGCTACCACATGGTGCAGCGTCGGCGAAAAAGGACATTCAGAAACAACTACAGCTCTTCCAAGGTTACAAAGAAGTTATATTATTCTTTGATAAGGACGAGGCAGGGCGCAAAGCGACGGAACAAGTGGCTGCTCTCTTACCGTCGGGGACAGCTAAAATTGCTAATCTGGCAGACCCGTATAAAGATGCGAGTGATGCATTACAAGCCGGAGATACGGAAGCAATTAGAAAAGCGATATGGAATGCAGAGACTTACAGACCGGATGGAATCGTTGAGGGTAAATCATTATTAGAACTCGTTACAAATCCATCACCACCTTGTGACTATGAGTATCCTTTTGCAGGACTGCAACAGATGTCTCATGGCATACGGTTTGGAGAGTTAGTTACTATCACGTCCGGGACAGGGCAAGGTAAATCTACGTTCTGTCGACAATTAGCTACACATCTACTGGAAACAGGAGAAAAGGTTGGCTACATTGCACTGGAGGAAAGTAACAGAAGAACAGCACTAGGACTTATGTCAGTAGCTGCTGGTAAAGCATTACATCTTGGAGAACATTCCAAGGACACACTATTAGAAGCATATGAGTATACGCTCAAAGGATGGGAACTCTACCTGTACGACCACTTTGGAAGTGCTGACCCTGATATTATTTATAGTCGTATTGAATACATGGCACTCGCTCTCGAGACTAAGATCATCTTCTTAGACCACTTATCAATACTCATATCAGGACTAGATGGAGACGAGCGTAAAATGATTGACACTACTATGACTAAGCTACGAAGTTTAGTTGAACGTACTGGCATCAGCTTATTCTTAGTGTCTCATTTGAGACGGACACAAACAGACAAGAACCACGAGGAAGGAGCAAGGGTTACACTTGGTCAACTACGCGGGTCCGCAGCAATTAGCCAGCTATCGGACATGGTTCTCGGATTGGAACGCGATCAACAATCGCAAGATCAAGACCTTACTACCTTACGCGTATTGAAAAATCGTTACTCAGGTGAAGTCGGAGTGGCTTGTTCGTTACAATATGACAACAACACTTGTAAGTACAATGAAACTAAGAACGCAGTTTTCAATCCCAGCACAGACTTCTGATCTGGATAGATTGATAAAACCAAACCCTCCTACTAAAGCAGCTAAAAAGCGTGCTAAGTTTAAGGACAAAACATATAAATCAAATGCTCGTATTTGACATTGAAACTAACGGACTATTAAATGACGTTTCTACAATACATTGCATTGCCACTTTCGATACCGAAACGGAAACTTCCTCAGTATTTAATCATAGGGGTGACCAATCCGGTACGATCAAGGACGGTATCAATCAGATTATGGAAAGCCCAAGCATTGCTGGGCACAATATTGTTGGCTACGATCTTCCAGTTATTCGGAAGCTTGGTAGTTCCGACGATTATACTGGTGATATCTATGACACTCTTATTCTTTCTAGGTTATATCACCCGAACCTGATGGACATAGATAAGAAAAGACAATGGCGACACATGCCATTACAGTTATACGGTAGACATTCACTCGAAGCATATGGTTACAGATTAGGTGAATACAAAGGAGACTTTGGTAAAACATCTGACTGGAAAGAGTGGAGTCAAGAAATGCAGGACTACATGGTCCAAGACGTAAAAGTAACAACTAAACTATGCGACCACTTTCGCCCCTACCTGACTGGTGCGCGTTAGAGCACAGAGTTCAGGACATACTTACTAAGCAAGAAATACATGGATGGTATTTTGATGAACAAAAAGCTCAGCAACTTGAGTCATCTCTCCGACGAGAGATGGAAGAGACTCAAGCAATACTTTGCGGACAATTCCCTTTCGTTGCAGGACCGTTGTTCACTCCTAAACGAGATAACTCAACACAGGGATACAGAGCGGGATGTGAAATACAACGAATAAAGGAGTTTAACCCAACATCGAGAGACCATATAGCATGGATTCTGACGACTCATTTGAATGTCAAACTGACCAAGACCACCACGACTGGGAAACCAATTATCGACGAGATTATATTGACGGAGATAGATATTCCCTTCTCGAGGTTATGTGCGAAATGTTTGACGATAAAGAAAAAGCTTGGGATGATATCAGAAGGCGTGAACGCATGGCGCAAGCTTGTTACGACGTCTAACCGAATACATCACCATTGCTCTGTGGCAACTAACACTTTTAGATGTGCACACAGAAACCCCAACCTTGGACAGGTACCAGCCGGTCCAGAGTTTAGAGAACTATTTACAGCCAGCCCCGGAAAGATAATGGTAGGTGCTGATTTATCAGGCATCGAGCTGAGAATGCTTGCCCATTACCTTGGCAGATACGACGGTGGTCGATACGCCGATATCCTACTTAACGATGACATTCATCAAGTTAACGCTGATAAAATAGGAATCACCCGACGACAAGTCAAGACTGTCACATATGCATTCTTGTATGGAGCGGGCAATGAAAAAATAGGTATGAGTTATGATAACTCTTTACAACCCAAGGAAGCCAGAAAAAAAGGACAAGAGATTAGAGAAGCTTACGTCTCTGCTATCGAAGGACTCGCCGACTTACTGGGAGCGGTTTCACATAAGGCTACTCAGGGTCACATCATGGCATGTGACGGACGAAGGGTGCTGGTCGATAGCCCGCACAAAGGACTGAACTATTTGCTTCAGTGCTCAGCCGGAGTTGTAGCAAAACGTTGGATGGTTATTGCCAACGATTTAGTCCAAGTAAAAGCTAGTCAACTGGCATTTGTACATGATGAACTACAGTATGAGTGTGAACAGGACTATGCTGATACTTTGATGGAAACCTTGGAAAATTCAGCAAAATTAGCTGGACATTACTATAACTTGCGTTGTCCAATAGCTGCCGAAGCTAAAAAAGGCAAAACATGGGCTGACGTACATTAAATTTATGAAACTATTGATTGATTGCGACTACATTGTATATAAATGTTGTGCAGCAACCGAAACCGAGATAGACTTTGGAGAAGACTTGATTGTAGTTACTTCTAACTTTACAGATGCATATAATTGTGTTACACGTGAGTTGGAGAAAATACAGAGAGACTTAGGTGGCTTTGACGAGATGATTCTCTTCTTTACAAGCCCTAATAATTTTAGGAAAAAAATTTTGCCGGAATACAAGGGTCATAGACAGAGAAAAAAGCCCTGTGGATTTAAGCGAGTTATAAATAACCTAAAAATACAACACAGAGTTATCCTAAAAGATACACTAGAGGCAGACGACTCTCTTGGTATCTACGCTACGAAGTTTCCCGGTAATATTATCGTGTCTCCTGACAAGGACATGAGACAGATTCCCGGAAAATTATATGACTTCAATGAAACAGTTGACATCACACCTGAAGATGGTGCTCGTTGGCATCTAATACAAACCTTAGCTGGTGATAACACAGATGGCTACGCAGGCGTTCCCGGTATAGGGGTCAAGAAAGCCATGAAAATCTTTGAAGAAGAAGGATATAGCTGGAAGACAGTGGTAAAAACCTTTGAAGAAAAAGACATGACTGAAGAGGATGCGTTAGTTAATGCAAGACTTGCACGTATATTAACTGTTGATGATTATGACTCAGAAAAAAAAGAACCAATCCTTTGGACTCCCGGAACCGACTATCGAATTGACGATGCAACAGGAACTGGACCTGAGACAGATAGAAATACAAATAAATAAACCAGAAGCGAGAAAGGAAGATATAATTACAGTCTTCATGGCTCTGCAACATCAAAACTTTGTACTACAAAATTGTTTACACAAACTATTACAGAAATGGCAGGAAAAACACCCAATAGAATAGCTAGAACAGGTCGAGTTCAAGCATGGATAGACAATCCCACCAATCGTCTGCCAGTATCATGTACGATATTCAATGTCGACGATAGTATGGAGGGACCAAATGGCATCGAAGCAAGCTGGCGTTTTGTTAGCCATGCTCTACGCTTTGGAGCAGGAGTCGCAGTCCACTTGTCGGACTTACGACCAGCAGGAACAAAAACAAATAAGGGACCTGATACGCTTGTTGCAAGCGGACCAGTCTCATTCGCAAAAATCTACTCAACATTAAATGAAATTCTTAGGCGCGGGGGGACGTACCGGAATGGCGCTTGCGTTCTCCATCTTGATATTACACATCCCGATATTCTTGATTATGTCAACGTTGATCGGGCGCAGCTTCCGTGGGTCAAAAGATGCGTCGACCTCACCAGAGAACAGTGGGTTGATACAGAAACTGGAGTCAAGGAAGCAATCTTACGAGGAATTGCAAAAGGAGATATTTGGCTCAACAAAATAAAACATGACAGAAATGGAAAACGAATCAGGAGCAACGTCTGCCTTGAGGTTTATTTGCCCTCACGCGGAACTTGCCTCCTACAACATATCAATCTCGCAGCCTGTCGTATCGGCGACTTACGACCAAGTTTCCGTGAAGGCATGCAAGAGCTGTGCACTCTCCATGGTAAGACAGGTGTTGGAGAATCTGGAGAATATTTAGAACCAGAATTTGACAGACAGGTTGGACTAGGAATGCTTGGCTTAGCCAACTTCTTAGCTAACAACAATATTAGCTATGCCGAGTTTGGTAAGGCACTTGAAGCATGTAACAATGCTGAGCCTTACGAAGGTTACGCAGGATTAGCAGCACGCGAGCTCTTCCTCGGCATACAAGAAGCTGCTAACATAGCAAGAGAGAACAAGATGGAACGGGCATTTGCTATAGCCCCCACTGCTAGTTGTTCTTATAGAAGTAGAGACATACATGGATTCACTTCTACACCTGAGATAGCACCACCTATTGCACGTACTGTCGATAGAGACTCAGGGGAGTTTGGTGTAGAAACAGTAGAATATGGCAACGTCGAGATCGCATCCGAAGTAGGATGGGAGAGTTATAAATTAGTAGCAGATCAGATAATGATTATGCTTGACAGAACAGGATTGCTTCATGGCTATAGCTTCAACAGTTGGAGCGACATGGTGACTTACGATGAAGCATTTATAGAAGAGTGGCTTGATAGTCCACAAACTTCTCTCTATTATAGTTTGCAAGTGATGGGAGATACACAGGATAAGACAGATGCTTACGCAGCACTGGACGACACTGCTGTTGATGACTACCTAGCAAGTATAATGAGTAACAAACCAGACGAAATTTCTTGTGATTGTCAACAATGAATCCATATATAAAGTTATTGTCCCGTAAAAGAACGTGGACACCAGTACAAACATCTAAAGGAAAACTAAAAGAAGGTGCAGAAGAAACCATCTACCGTGCTCTTGCAATACGCCATATGGAGTTACCAGTTGGCGAGTTCATT